TATTCCCTCGTGAATACTGTTGTCAATCTTATAGATGAAACCTTTCTCTCAACAACAAGTTCTTTCTTTTCCACACCTTGTTCACCTTTTGTTCTTGAAATGCATGAACCTTCCCACAACTCTTGTTTTGAAAAGACTAGAGAAGAGGGGGGGGCATATATGGAGATTGTCGAGTCCTTGAACTTACAGTTGGTGGAGTCTCCACCTATATACTGTAAGGGAAAGGTTGCTACAAACACATCGTACCAACTACCCGATATGCAATTATTACTCGATTCATGTAAACGTAAGTTGAATGATAAGATCCAATCAAAAGAGCTGTGTAAACAGTTCGAAGAAATGTTAGACCCCATATTCGTGGCAAAACACCAAAATATCCTTATGGATACGTCGGTTGTTGCATTACCTGAACCTTTAAAAGTCCGGATAATTACGAAATCTGAGGCTCAGCCTTCCTTTCTTTGTATTGCTCTTCAAAAAACTATGAAAAAGTACATCAATAGATTTCCTTCCCTTGTTTTAACAACAAGGCCATTGCGTCCGAAAGACTTTCGTGACACATGGGCACGCTTGAATAAGCTCGAAGTAAAAATATCTCAGTACCAATCTGGTTTCCGATTCAATTTTGACCAACATGTTTCTGGTGATTATAAAGCTGCTACTGATAAACTAAATATAAACTTTACGACTCAAATCTTTGAGAAGTTCCTGGTTTGTATGGCTGTTCCTGAAGAGGATCGTCCTGTTTATCGTCAAGTTTTATACGCACAACGGCTACGATATCCGAAAAGGTATTCGCGGGACTTGAAAAAGGACCCGAAACTTTCTCTTCTTGACGTTACTCCTGAGTCTGAGTTCTTTTCTGTTGATCAAATGAATGGTCAACTGATGGGCTCAATTCTTAGTTTTCCTGTACTTTGTTTAGCAAATCTTATTTGTTACAAACGTGCCTTGGAAGAGTATATCAATTTAGATCGACAACCTAATCAACGTCGTTTAATGGTTAGTGCTTTTGAATTACCTGTATTAGTTAATGGTGATGACATTTACTTCCAAACCAATGATCGTTTTTACGCGATCTGGTTAAAGTACATCAATATTGCTGGTTTCGTCCTCTCTGTAGGAAAAAACTATGTCCACCGTAATACTTTTACTATTAATTCTCAGTGTTTTCGCTATAATAGTGAGTGTGATAAATTAACTGAATGTACCTATCTGAATGTTGGCCTACTCATTGGTCAATCTAAAGGTGGTGACAGCGGTT